CAGTAGGAGGATTAGTTGAGGTATAACCAGTACCAGGATTAGTAATAGCAATACTTACAATATTACCACCACTAATAGCAGCAGTACCAATAAATTCAATATTAGGTGCTCCTGTGCTTAGTGTCTGAACCCCTACATTAACAATTGTCTGAATACCAGTTCTATACCCAGATCCACTATTTCCTATGCTTATAGAACTAATAGTGCCCAATCCAGAAACAACAGCAGTACCACCTGCAGCAACCAATGGCTGATAACCTAAACCTTCTGTAGATCCAACAGAAACAATAACACCACCAAGAGGTACATTAGAACTATTAGGATCTGAAGTCACTGAAGATATAGATCCTGTGAATTGTACACTAGTGATTCCTGTAGCACCTTCAACAAGAGTATAGTCACCAGGAACAGAAACCCCACCAGTATATCTTTGTGGTCCCTGAGGAACTTGATTGACTAATATAAGAGCATTATTTGTAGAGAATCCTGCTACATTACTGCCACCAGACTTAAGAGTAAACTCAGTTGTCAATCCAGTGAAATTAGAAGAAATATCATCAAAGATATAGTTACCAGCATAAGGTTCATCAGAACTACCAGTAATACCAGATCTCATGAATGATCTTGCATTAAAGGATGAATGAGTTGCGATACCAACCCAATCCCTTTCATCTGGTTCATTTGTTGTAGTTGATAAAGGAGTTAATCCAACAGGAGCAGTATAGAAGTTAACAGTGCTATCTACAATGTTATATGCTCCTTCTACCTTAGTGATTAAAGTACCATTACTATGCAATGCTGATTGTGTACCCATCCAAGGTCTGGTAACAAGTAAAACGTTAGTAGCACCCAGTCCAACAGAATCTACCTTCATAATTTCATCACCAATTTTCAACATATCACCACCAGTGATAGAAGTTATTCCTGACAATTTAATCTTATCTGTTGTAGCAGATACATCAGCAGTAACAGTAGTAGTTACAGCTGTAGAAACTATTGGAGATTGGATAACATTATCAATACTTAATATACATCTTGAATTTTGTTTCTTAGAAGTAAAGGAATGAGAAGTTCCAACACCAACAGCAGTGATATCCAAATAGGTAGGTGTAGTCTTTAATGCATTCTCTGCAGAAGTTGCAAGTCTAAGAGTAGAGTCATCAACCTTAACAGCATATACTGTAGAAGGCATCTTATCAGTAGTACCATATCCAGGTATAGCTTGTGATGCAATCTCAATAGCAGAAGTAGTACCAGATCCAGTATATCTGTAAGATAACTCTTCTCCAGTAACAAAGTAATGATCAGGTAATCTAATAGTATCTTCAGATAAATTTACAGTAGTAGAAGCACTTCCTACAAAGTCTCTCTTAAAGATTGGTAGTTGTCTATGCTTAAGTTCAAATGCCCTCTTAACATCAGTCTCAGTAGCAGTATAAGCACCAAATCCAGTATCAATGGTAGCATTAGTTAATTCTATTTCATTAATCTCATTTGCCTCATCAACTAGTCTCATAGCAGTCTGGAAGACTCTAACTTGAACATTAGCACTAGCAATAGGAGTAAATGTTAGAGTAGTGTAATCTCCAGAAATAGCAGCACTAAAATCACCAAGGTTAGTTACAGTTTGGTTAATAGCATATTCAGTAACAAAAGGAGTAGTTCCATCATCAACAACAATGACTTCAGATATTTGATAATGACTATTAGTAGTATCTTCTACACATACAATATAATAAGCACCATTAAAAGTTTCAGTCTCATACTGTGCTACAGTAGTAGCAGATGGGGAACCACTAGCAGTTATAGCAGTATATCTAGAATCCAAATTAGAAGTGTTTAATGATGTAGTACCAACACCAGCAGATGATGCATTTCCAAAGTCAACATGCACAGTATTAGCAACATATGTACTTGCAGTACTAACAGTAGGATGAAGATCTAAATGAACTCTAGAACCAGCAATATATGCACTATAAGTTCCAAGACCAGGTTCTCCAGATGCACTTCCAACATTACTTGTAGTTAATTGTCCGTACTCAATCATATCCACATTAGTACCATCATGAATCAATGTTATCTCATCATGTTCCCAATATGATGCATCACTAGCAGCATAGGATACTAATACCTTAGATCCTCTGTAAGTAGTAGCAAAGGATACAATACTATGCTGTGTGGTAATTCCTAAAGGTATAGTTGTAGTGCTACTAGTAATATTAACAATTCCACCTAATCCAGTAGAACCTACACCAGCAACACTATCAGAAATATTATATGACACAGTAGAAGTATCATAATTATTAAATTTAAACTTCTTAGGATAGAATAGCAATCTTCCATCATCACCAGCAATATCCATATCAAATGATCCTAAATCTCCACCAAACTCACCAAGGTCAGTATTAGTTTCAACTCTACCATACTGATTTAAGAAAATATTACCAGTATCATCATGAAGAGCAGAAACTAATAGGATCTGCCTTTCCTTAGTAAATCTCTTGTCTCTAATAAAAGCAATATATTTTCTATATCTTACACTTGCTAAATTGAAACTATCAACAGACATAAATGCATCTGTTCTAGCATTATTATTAAACTCAGTGCTAATATCATCAATAGTCAATACTCTGTTACCAATAGATTCACTATAGTCAGATAGAATTCTAGTATCAAAAACTATTTCATCAGAAATAACTTTAGAACCTATTGTTAAAGTTTTTTCTCTTACTAAATCAAAATCAAATACTGTATTTAAATCCATTATGGAAATTAAATCATTTACAACCTCAAATACAGTTCCAGTCTGAGTAGTAGTTATTCCTAATTCTTCTTCATTAGTAATGATTAAATCACTAAATTTTTTAAATCCTGCTGTATGATTTAAAGATGCTACTGGTTCTTTCCATTTTTCATATTCACACTCTGATTTTAAAGAATATGAGAAATATTGATAATAATCACTATCAAAAATTCTTTGCAAATCATTATTTAAAAATCCAGTATTTTTTTGGAATCCTTCTTTTACTATAGCAGAAGATCCAATATCATATAATGAATCATCTGTTATTACTTCAGTAATTGTTCCTTGAGTTCCAGAAGATTGTCCTATGAAAGTTTTTCCTATTTCAAAATCTTGAGTAGAAGATACTCTAAGATATCCATAAAGACTGTTCCAAGATTGAACATTTCCTCTAGAAGAACCAGAAACTACATCTTCCCCTTTTTCAAATTCATCAACTTTTAACTTAATATCGAAAATTGGGAAATCTTTTTCAGCTATAATCTTAGGTGAAGATAAATTGGATTTAAATGTACCTGGTATTTCTCCATCAGAAATTATATTAGATAAACTATATCTAACAGTTCCAAGAGTTCCACCAATATTAGGATCTGTTGCTAAAATTTCAAATAATGTATAATCATAATTTTCACTATTATATCCTGTACCAGTGCTACCAAGACCAACACTAACACCTTCAATCATTACCTTCTTACCCACTTCAAATGGATAATCAGCAGCATCACTAAAACTAGCTCCAATAGTTATAGTTACATTTTTATTGCCTTCATCATAATCAATATTGTTAATAGTATATCCACTAGAATTACTTGTAGGAATTATAATAGGAGTAACATTATTCAAAGTTTTAGTATTTTTCAAAATACTAACTTGAGTATCGCCCAACTCATAATCCAATTCAACATCAGTAACTTCTTTTTTAGTCAATCCATCTAAAAGAACCAAACCAGGAGATTCTAGATAATTTTTACCAACTGAAGTAATACCAATTGTGTCAAGAGAAGTAAGTAAGTCTAATTTAATTAATTGGGGTACATTAGCTTCAGGTCTAAGAGTTTTATCTACAGAATAATCAAAACCAATATCTTGAATTGTATTTTTACTTATTCTTCCAATACTAGTTCCCCTTGCTTCTAAAATTGCATTTTTTCCACTAGTGGTTATTATAGTGCTAATTCCAGGCAGAGTCTTATATTCAAATCCAGTATTTTCTACCTCAATACGTCCTATAGGACCTTCAGCACTCAAAGAATCTGTTAGGTAAGAAAATACACCATCTGCAGATGTATATTCCAATTTTTGAGGGATTGATGGTGTTATAAAAGATAATGTAGTAGATCCAACTCCAACTACAGTTTTATCTCCACTTAATGGGTTTGGTAAGAAGAATGCTGAATTAGAATTGCTAATATTCTCATTATCCCTAATAATACCAATTTTAACAGAATTATTTAAAGTTTCATTTATAGGATTTAAATTATAATATAATGTTTTATCAATTTCTTTAACATTTTTAATAGTAAGATTAGCATTTGCATCTATACCAATTCTTCCAGATCTAACAACATTAAAATCATCAGATTCGCCTGAAGTGACAAATGCATCATTAAGATTACTATCACTATAAAGATTAAAATCAAATGCACTATATGAAACTCCACCATCAGTAAATGATAATGAAGAATCTGAAAGATCAAAATATACTTTTAAATTTTTCTCTAAAGATATTGGAGGATTAATAGGAGAAATAGTACCAGCAGAAGCACTAGTAATATCAATTACTTTAGGGTTTAGATTTATAGCATCATAATAATTATTAGATAATTTTATAGTATTTTTATCAATAACTGCTATGAAATAAATTCCATTATCTACTAATCCACCAGAAGAAGTGGTTGCAGTATGAATAACTTTTTGTCCATTTCTATAACCATGTCTAGGTATAGTAATAGTATTATTACCAACACTTACATCACCAGAACCAAAAGTTCTAGGATCTATTACTAATCTTCTATTATAGTCATTATATGCTACTTTTACCGTGGTGGTTATTCCAGGTTGAACTCTTAACCTAATATTATCTTGAACTTCAAGTCCATGAGTAGAAGCAGTGGATACTGTAACAAAACATCTACTCAATGATCCTGTTAATACATTATCAAAATTAGTTTTTAAACTGTGATATACACCAGTTCCAACACCTATAAAATACAATGTTGAAGTATTAGTGGTGCTATTAATACCAACAAATGAACCTGTGGCTCCCAATCCAACTCTAGCAGTAGAAATTCCAATTAAATCATTTGTTAATCTTGCTGCATATACAGTTTGTCCTTGAGTAAGAGCAAATCCATCAATTCCATCAGTTGATACTGATACTGCAGCTCCTGCATTTGTACTATATGTTAAAGCATCTCCAGTTAACAATCCATGATCTTTAAAGTAAAGTGCTTTAGTGGGAATGAATATTTCACTTATTCCTGCCCCTGGATTAGAGAATGATAAAGTTGAACCAATTCCAACACTAGAAATAGTTCCCAATCCTATTGCTTCTGATGGATTAAAATATAGTTCTTTATTTAATCTTAAATCAGAATTTTGTATTTTAGAATCAGAATTAAAAACAAAATTTCTTGGTTTTTGAGAAACTAAACTGTCAGCAGTATGAGCTGCTCCTGTAGTAGAATTATATTCTCTTATTACTCTAACTCTAGATGAATTATGATCTACATTTAAAACTTTAACACATTCAGTTCCTATTCCTAAAAGATCATTTTCTTTAATATTAGTAACATGATCTAAATTAAAATAGGTGACTATACCAGTGCTAGAAGAAGCATTGATTGCATTGAATAGTTTAAAGGTATCAGTGGTTACTCCAATTTGGATTGAAGTATTATCTGTTATTCCACTGGTACTTAATCCCGAAATATGAGTAATTTCTTTATGATAGAAATTATGTGGATTAGTGGTATAACCAACAAATTGTCCAGCATACTGTCCAACTAAAAATTCAACATTAGAAAATTCAGTGAATGCTACACTAACTTGATTTATAGTTTTTCCTGACACAAAACTAACAGATGCTTTAGATCCATATCCACTAGATCCAGTATCCTCAAAAACTATTTCATCACCTACTTTATATCCAGTACCTCCAGTATTGATTCCAACAGATTTTATATTTCCAGAAGTGGTAGCATCAACATATGTTCTTTGTTTATGAATTTGACTAGGATTAACCAAGAAATCATAAGTACTATCTCCAAGAAGGAAATTATATGGAGAAGTATTTCTAACTAATTCTGTATCATTAAGATTCACTAAATCTTGGTTTGATCTGTAATCAAAATTATAGTCAATAGATTGATACTTATAAGAATTACCTATAAAATATGGAAATTGTGGTCTTCTATAATTTTTAAATGCTCCAGTGTCATCATTAATAGTTGGGTTTATAAGAGCAAAATATGCATATACTCCATTTGGATATTCTGGAGTTTTGCAGAATCTACCATTATGAGCATCTAAATCTTTATCATCAGAATAACTATAATCTTCTACAAAAAATCCCTCAGAATATATCATCTCACCATTAGATGTGAGAGGATTTGGTCTGGTACTAGATATTGATGGTGAATATCCTGACTCTAAAATTTTAATAGGACCACCAGAAGCATTAGTATATCCATAAGGACCATAAATTGGAGATCCATCATAAGACCATCCAATAATAGGAGAATGGCTAACAGAAATTTGCTCAATATCATTTTCAACAGATAAATCAGGAACAAAAACTTCCTTATCACCTATAGCCTTTTTAATATAAACAGATTGCCTTAATTTTCTAGGAGCATACAAATGTGAATATTGAAGACCATATTCATCATTCAATCCAGTGCTTACAATTCCATCATCAGTGGTAATCTGATCATTTTGTATTAATCTCTCTACACTGTTAATAGTCCATGTTTTTGGATTAGAATAAAATTTAGCTCCATCACCATTAGATGTTACTGTAATACTAGCATCTGTAGATGTATGTCCTATACCAGCACTAATTATCTTTACAGAATCAATAGATCCACTTTTCAAAATAGGAATAATTTTAGTTCCTTGACCAGTTCCTTTTACTTTAAGATTAGGTGGAGAATTATAACCACTTCCTGCATTCAATACAATAACTTCAGACAATTTGCCATCAACACTAATAATTGGAATTAACTGAGCATTCTTACCACTATTTGCAGTAAAAGTAGGTTGTCTATTGTAATTGATTATATCAGATGATCCATATCCAACACCACCATCAGCAATATACACAGACTTAATAGACCCTCTTACAACAGGTCTTAAAGATGCATTAAAGTTTTGACCAGATAACGTAGATACTCCAATATGACCAGTTAATGAAACTGTGATTGGTGGATAGTTAAATTCATTAATTCCTGACCCTCCAGACAACAATTCAACATATTTTTTATTTCTCATGTAGAAATTAGCTGGAGTAGACCCTACACCAACAGCAGACAACTTAATTGAACCACCATCTACAGCAGTAACATAATAATTTGTTAAAGTTGTAAGTCCTATGATAGGAGTGGTCTTATTATCATATCTAATAAGTTCTCCAGTCTTATATCCATGATTAGGAATATTAATTGTATTATTAGCAGTATTAATACCAGCAGAAGTAACTGATGTTAATCTATTAGTATAACCTGAACCAGAACTACCAATACTTATAGAACTAACTACTCTTTTCTTATTTGCGCATTTAAGCTCTTGAATACCTGCACCATAATCAGTAAGTCCAACACTAGATACTCCAGCAATAGCATCTACATAATTATTATGCAATGAGACTGTTGTTGAATCTTTAATAGCACAATAATATGCAGCATCAGTTGTTAATCCTGCAATTGCAGTTTGAGTGTCTGTATTATAAATTACAAGTTCTCCATCTCTAAATTTATGGAAAGTAGAGAATCCAATAGTATTATTTGTTAAATTTACATATCCACCAAGTTCAGTAGAATCAAAAGTTAAAGAATGTTCTTTTTGAATTAAATTTGCATATGCAATACAACCAGAACCATTACCTCCACTTATTTTTAACGTAGGAGCAGAAAGATAATCAAAACCTTCATCTACAACATCAATTCTCTCTACAGCACCTTGAACTTCACAATAAGCAGATACTCCAGCACCCACTCCATCAGAAACTGTTAAAATTGGTGGATTTGTGACATCATAACCATCTCCACCACTAGTAACTGAAATTTCTTCAATAGGTCCATAATGAACAACATCATTTGACTTATAATTTAAGATTTCAACTCCATTTACTAAAATACCAGTTTTTCCTCTAGGAGTTGGTTGTTTAATTATTGTTGAAATTGGATTTTGTATTTTTCTTATTAATTTTTGAGATCTTATTGATTTTTTAGAAAATCTTGCAAGTTCAAATTTATTATTTGTTATAGTTCCACTAAAAGACACATATATGTCATTAGAAATATTTGCATTACTTTTAGAAAGTTTTATATTGTTAATATCTACTTTTTTGACAAAATATTCACCTTCACTTAAATCTAGTTTGTTATCATCTCCACCATTCACATATGTTACTTTTTCTCCAGTCAATAAACCATGATTGGAGATAGTTATTTGAGTATCTTCCTCAAAGGAACCTGAAAAAGTAATATCAGTCTCCCTAATATCTAAAGCATCTCCAAAATAACTTGGAAGTGAAGGAGAAGTAATATATACATCTTCATCATCCAAATAAGAATTTTGAACGTTTGAAGTATAGATATTAGAGTCAGGATAATTACTTAAATTAACTTTAGATAATAATCTTTGTATTCTATATGATACATTGGGATTTAATTCACCAGAACCTTTAATTAAAACTTCTCTAGAACTAACAAGTGAAATAATAGAACATTCTACATCATTAATAAGAGCATCATCTCCTACAATGAAATTATGATCATTAAAAAGATTTAATTTGTAAGTAAAGTTAGAAGAGTCAATAAGTTCAATAGATTCTACATTATAAGTAATAGAAATATTAGTAAATAAATTATCAGTTACTTTACTTTTAGAAATAGACCCTAAACCCTTAGGTTCAATAATATTACCAACTTCATTATAATAAGTAGTATCAAATTCACATTGTAAATTGGACAAAACTCCAGTTACTCTAACTTTTACTACATTAGCTGTCCCTACTCCAGAATAACCATATGCAAATGCATCTAATCTTAAATCTTGAGTTGGTTTAATACTTTTATCTACTCCAGAGCATCCATAAAATTGATTTAAAGATTTAGAAGTATATTTGATAGAATTAAATGTACCATCTACATAATTTGCTATTAAAGTTCCTGTTGTACCAAATCCTACAGTAGAATCAACTGTCAAAACAGTAGAACCAACAGAGACACTATCTACCAACTTAGTAGTAGGATGTATAGAAAAATCTCCAGTTACTTTATCTAAATTACGATCATAATCTAAACTCAATCTATAATATGTCTTTTCTCCTCTTACTATTTTTTCTATATCACTAATAGCTCCATTAGCTTTAGGAAATCCATGAACATCATCCTGAAATAAATTCCTATTCATGAGATCCATAGGATCTCCATCTAATGGTTCTACTACTATCTGTTTTGATATCTTATAATCAGCATCTGATGGTATAAACAGATAATCACGTGGTTTTATAACTTCTACATCTTTTCCATAAAGTGCTCTAAAGAGAATTTCAAAGGATTGATCTGTACCTTTAGATGAATAAAAATCTTTTGATTGTTTAACGAATAATCTTTCATCTACATCATCATCTAATGATCTTTCTTCAAATCCTGGAGAAACTTGAGTCTTTACCTTTTTAAAAAATTCTTTTAAAAATCTTATACTTAAATTATTAACTGTTGTTCCTGATGCATGAGTAGAAATCCCAGATTGAGAGAAAAGAAGCTCATCTGCTTTGTTAGGACTTCTATAAGAAGTAATTCCACTAAATCCACGTGAACATCCAGTAAAAGAATTAGTGGTTATTCCAGTATAAGTTATAATTTCAGAATCTATCTCAAGCAATCCAAATGTATCAGGAAATCCTGTAGTAGAATTGACTGATATGGTATTATCAGCAATTCCTACATTACTAGAAAGGGAAGTAGAATCTATAAGATCTGTTAATTCATCAACTTTAATATATTTGTCAATATTTTGTAAAACGTCTAAAGTAGATCCCTGACCCTCTAAGGCAGTATAATATTGTGCTAAAAATTCACCAGCAAGAGGAAAATCCGCTTTTATAAAATTTGGCAGTTGATTTTGTACAACTGAACTAATTTTAACTCTTTTATTTTCTGGCATTTTACAATAGAATTAATATCCTGAAGTAGTTGATGTAGGAGTAGGATTAGAGTCTCCCAAAAGTTCTAAATTAGAAGATCCTACTACATATGTATCTGAGGAGAGAAGGGAGGTATTTGCCCTTTCAGACTCAGTTAATCTAGCTATATCCCCAATCATATAACTTGAGGTAGCAGTATAAAGAGTTCCTGAGGAATTATCACCTGATGCAACATTATCAGCAACCATATCAACAGTGCTAGTGCTAACATCTAACTGTAGATATAAATCTTGTAGTCCAATTACATCATTTGATTCAGGACAACCAGAAATTTCTATTATTGGAATATTCTGAACTTGTTTAGATGTTCCAGTAATATTAATAGGTTTAATTAATATTTCACCTTTTTCATAATCAATAGTTCCTACATTACTAGAGACAACTGTAGGATTAGCTCTAGATGATAGTGTAAACAAGAATAAATTACCTGTTTTACTATCTTGATTAGGAAAATCACTTAAAAAGACAGTATCAGCTATACCAAAGATATTAAATCCTGATGATTTGATATTATAACCATTATTATTTTTAATATAGAATTGATTACCAAAACAAAGTTCATATTCTGCATTTGAATTCAATACAGGTTTCATATCTCTTCTTATTTCTATTTTTGTGATATTTGAAGTTATAGAATCATTACTATTATCTACAACAGCTTGGAATTTACTATATTTGAATTTTGCACCATATTTATTCATCTCTGAAGAATCTGCATATGTATTAATGTTATTTGTCACCACTGCTTTTACAGAATCTGCATTTGAAGCTAAACTTGGGTTATAATAAGCATTAACATGTGCTTCAATATACAAATATTTCAAATCTTGGATTTCTGCAACAATTCCAGCAACAGAATACTTCCTTAACATAGTTTTAAGGTTGTTTTTGATGGAATCTGGTACAAAAGGTCCATAAAATGGTTTTATAGTAATAAAAACCTTTCCATACTGTGGTGGATTTAATTCTTCACCTCCAAAAACTGAAACTGACTCAGTTTCTGGGTAAATTTTAGGAATTAGTGCTTCATAATCACCTGCAGTGACTGCTCTATTGAACGTAGAGTAAATTTTAGGTGCAAAACGCTTTATAGAGTCTACAGATTCAATTTCTTTGCCTCCTACAGACTCATTTACAGTAGAAAGTAGTGAAATTCCTGTACTTACAAGGTTATTATTGTTATCTACAATTCTTCCATTGAAATTAAAGGAAGAAACTCCATTTGCTGCCTCTCCACTACTAGTAATATAGGAAACTTCAACATAATTCAGTGATTTTAACTTTTCTCCAAAAACTCCATCACCAAAAATGAGCTCATATCTCTGATCTTCAATTTCTTGAAGGAAATATACTCTAGAAGAGGAGGTAACTTCTATTAAAGTGTCAGAAAATACATATTTTTTGGAAGAAGTACTAGATTCAGTCTCTCTTACAGTCACTTCAAGGGTAGAAGTGTCAATATTTGCATTATCTAAGGTATATCTTGATGGTGGAGCAGGTGTTTGTGATGAAACAGTGAAATTTGTGGTTAAATATGTGCCTTCATAGATTGTAACATTACTAAAAGTAGCAATTCCATCAACTACAGGTACTGTTACGTCACTTGGAATGCAAAAAGAGTAACTTTCTGACCCAAAAACTGATGCAGAAGTACTTACAATTCCTTTTTTAAGGGTTAGAGTGACAGGTTTAGTAGTAAATCCAGTTGTATCTACAAAAAATGAAATTATTGCCTTTGATGCAGTCCTTGATCTGGGTGTATAACCAATATTTCTTGCTAATGCTACTACATTTTCTCTCAAAGTAGCACTATCTATGAAAACCTCATTGCTAATCATGTTAGCATTGTATGAGGAGATGTAAGTATTGTATGCTAATACATCAATTATGTTAGAAAGATTAGATCCTTCAAAATCATAATCAGTAAAATCAGAATTTTCCCTCAAATAATCAGTAAGTGAGGTCTTTATCTGATCAAAATCTAAATCTGTAAAGTTTACTAATGCCATTTATCTTGTTGACTGTAGTGCAAAATTTAATTCTTGTGATAAAGCATCAATTCCTATGATATCATAGGTAATAGTGACATCAAATTCATTATTATCATAGTTAGGTTTCACTTCTACATTATCTAATGTAACTCTTGGTTCATATTTAATGATAGTTTCTTCAATTTCATCTCTTATAGATGATGCAGAAAGTTCATCAAGGGTATCAAATAGTATTTCACTTATCCTTGAACCCAAATTTGGATTAAAAAAGCGTTCACCTGGCACTGTAAGCACCAAATTTCTAATAGAACGTGCAATAGCAGTCCTATTTTTAACACCAATTAGGTCATCATTGATGGGATTTACCTCAAAAGACATGCTAATGTCCTTAAATCCCCTACTAACCCTCTCTACAGGCATAGAATTAAGTAATTATAAGTTTATTTATGAGGGTTTTTACGCAAAAAAAAGAGACCTAATGGTCTCTTTGCTATCTTCCTTGTCCTCTATACCTTTTTTTAGGTTTATTGGCACTTGTTGCTGCATATTTGGTGTGTTTCCCCCTACCTTGATAAGTCTTTTTAGGTATGGTTTCTACATAATCACCACCAGAGAGAGATTTTTTGACTGGCATTAGTTTTCCTCCTCAATGTCTTTCATAATTTTGTCAGAGATCGCTAGAACGTTACTCACATTCTTTAGATTTTCTATTTGAAACATTACATCAGCAATGTGTTTGCTAATATAAGG